GCAAAGAAGTATGCCAGTCTGCTGAACCTACTTGCACCCATGTGCCTGCTGATGTTTTCTTGTAGATTCTGTTTGACACGTGTGTTGTGTCAATGGCATAATCACCGATAACTCCGATTGAAGTTTTTGGTGGGTTACCAGTACCACCATTAAGATCACTTGTGTCAGTAATCAATGTTGGTGTAATGGCAGTGAATTTTTGATCTGTCTGTGACCATTCGAATATTCCATAACTGCTTGATGCAAGGTCAAACCAGTATGTACCGTCGTTTGGTCTAGCCGTCGGAGCGTTTGCACTGCCGACTAATTCTGCTGTGTTTACATTTGCTCTTAAAATAAATGCTCTATTGGCAATTCCTAAGAAACTATATGCGGCTTGTAGCCCATATTCGTTTAGCTCATAACCATTTAATGAGTTTCCTGAAGCATCTGTGTAAAATTTTGGATCTCCAAAAGTTTCTGTTAATTCTCTTTGTGATGATATCAAATAAGCAGTATTGGCATTTGCAGTTTGTGTACCTGCCGCTGTGCCGTCGCCTGCTCCATTTTGCTTATCTTGTGATGAAGCCACTATGAATAGTGGTGTTGTACCCGCATCCGCTGGTACGTAGAAACTTTCATTTATTACTGAAACCTCTACTCCTGGTGATGTCAATGTTGCCATTTTTCGTATTCTCCTTGCAAGTTACGTATATACTAGAGTTATTTATTCAATCATACGGTTTTGTTGACATATTTTACCATCTTATTGGTACCTATATAGGTGACGTAAATAAGCATATGCAAAGACCTATTTGTAAACAATGTAAGACGAAGCCAAGGGCATATGCATATAAACGTTCCGGCAAAATCTACTGGCGAAGCATGTGTGATACCTGCATAAGGAAAAATGCAGGAAAAAAAGTTGGTGGCATTACGCCTCTACAGAGATCAGGTTATAAAAAACGTAAGAAATGTGAGCTCTGTGGCTTCAAAGCACAACATCCTACTCAACTAGATGTGTTTTTTGTCGACGGAAATCTTAGAAATACTATGCAAACAAATTTAAAAACTGTTTGCGCCAATTGCCAAAGGTTGGGTGGAGTCCGTAGGTTGGGCTGGCGTATGGGCGATCTTGTTGCCGATGATTAGGTCATCCACTTTTGTATAGAGATCTTCTAATGTTCCGTTATTTTGTATTGTAATATCAAATTTGCTGTCTAGCCAATCCCATTCTGATCGATGTGCACCGTTATCTTTCATCTGAGTTTGTGTGGGCAGTTCACCTCTTTTCACACACATTATTATTCCACCATGCGCCTTTATTGTTTTAATCTCATTTACGAATCTTGTGTCAGAAATTACAGTGTTTTGACCTTTATATCTACCTATACAACTGTCAACCCAAATTGCATCGTACATATGTCCACGCATTACTTCAGTGCCAAAATGCTGTAGTACCCATCGCGGAGTTACAGGCTTGCCAAAACGTTCGCTCCAAAATTTATCTGGTTTTTCTCTCCAGTGTCTACTACTCGTAGTGTCACCTTCTAGCATTTCTCTGTCCCAATTAAACATGGATGCCACTGCATCTTTCAAACTTTTTGCAAAACTATCTCGCACATAACCATGTTTTTCAACCAGTCTTTGTGCAACTGTGTCTTTGCCAGAACCTATTAGGCCTACTATTCCTATCAGCATTCTATGATTATACTATTTTTTTAGACGTTTTTCAATCTCTTTTTTTGCTTCGATCACAGACTTCAAGATTGTAATTCTAAGATCTTTTTTCTTCTGTTTCAAGGCAACTATGCTCATGTTCTCAAGATCCTGCACTACATCTTCAAGATCTTCAAGATCTAAATCAGCATATGTTCTGTAACGTTTCTCAGACATTACTTGTATTTAAAATATAGTGATTATCTATTAACCTATAACAAAACTATGAGGAGTTCCGCCTTCTTGGTAATTGCCAATCTCTGCGTCTAGTCTTTCCATGTCAGCAAGGCCTTCTGATTTTAAGGCATCACCATTTAAGGTGGTACCGCCCTGAGGTCCTGCAATTTGACTAAACTTACCTCTTGCTTCTCCAAGCATAACTTTCGATACAGCAAGTGTGTAATCTCTGATCCATGGCTTTGAGTATATGTCCTTAAAGAGAGTGATGTCTGGTCGGAAATTATCAGTATGCATCAAAACAGTTTCTTGATCTGCTCTTGGTCTTTGTGTAATTGTTAATTTTTTGGTTGCATTATCATAGTGAAATTGAATAAATGATCCAAATAATTTTCCAACTAATTCTTGGTATGATGCAAATGCATAATAGGTAGCAAGTCCACCAGTGGCACCTGCCCTTAAAAGATATGTGTTGGTATATGCCAAGTTGAATGGTTCGAACAGAGTACCGCCTTCACCTCCTTCTGTCCTCGAGCCAACAGTTCTTCTGTGCAAACTTCTGACGTTAATAACCTCATTAGGTAATATATAAGAATTCTGATTTTCCTTTAATTCTAAAAAAGCGTATGATTCTTCAACTGCATTTGATGATCTTTGCCTAAATCGATTTATAGCTCTTTCTAGCGCCGTTTGATAGTGTTTTGGGTCTAATTCTACATCTATCATCCCGTCACCGAGATTGTTTTTTACATAATCAAATATTTCTTGTTGGCCTGTTTGTAGTTCTGACATACTCATATTTATAGCCTTTGCCTATGCAATAAATATGTATGATATGCCAAGATTATCCATTTTTAAGCCTGAAAAGGGCAATGACTATAAATTTTTTGACCGCAATATAAAAGAGATGTTTCAGGTCGGCGGTACTGATCTACATTTTCACAAATACCTAGGACCTTATGATCAGGGTGACACAAACAAAGACGGAGATGCTTCTCCAACTATGCCACAATATTCGGGTGATAGTCTTAATGAAAGAACAATCCAGGATCTACTATTTTTGGAAAATAGAGATAGGAAGTACGCTGATGATATCTATGTAGTCAGAGGCATATACAATGTGCAAGATCAGGATTTCAACCTTTCGCAATTTGGTATGTTTTTAAGCAATGATACTTTATTTTTAACCGTACATCTAAATGATATTGTTGAAAGAATTGGAAGAAAACCAATGTCAGGTGACGTAGTGGAGTTCCCCCATTTGAAAGAAGATTATTCATTAGATGAAAGCATTCCGATTGCCCTAAAAAGATATTATGTAATTGAAGATGTAAACAGAGCGGCAGAAGGTTTTTCTCAAACCTGGTGGCCTCATCTTTTAAGATTAAAAATGAAAAGTCTAGTAGACTCACAAGAGTTTAGAGATGTAATCGGAGACGCAAATACTGAAAATTCTCTTGCAAGTTACATGTCAACTTTCAACAGGGAAAAAACTATAAATGATCAAATTGTCGCCCAAGCAGAATCCGATGCGCCAAAATCAGGATTCAATTATAAGCAATATTATGTTGCACCAATTGACGAAAGAGGCAATATAAGAACTGAAAATGTAAATACCGAAGAGCAAAGGGCAAGTAGTAGTAATACTGTCAATGCAACTTTAGACACCCCTGCAAGTTCTCATTACGGATTTTATTTAGATGGCGATGGCGTTGCACCTAATGGAAACCCAGCAGGATTTGGCATAACTTTCCCAACATCGGGTGTAGATAAAGGTGACTATTTTCTTAGAACAGATTATCTACCAAACAGATTATTTCGTTATGATGGTAACAGATGGGTGAAGATTGAAGATTCGGTCAGAATCACTATGACTAATAATGATTCAAGACTAAACTATAAAACAGGATTTGTAAATAACACAACTGAATCAACAATCAATGGACTTACAACCAAACAAAGACAGTCATTATCAAATGCACTCAAACCAAAGGCTGACAATTAATGCTACATTTTTACGAAGGACAGGTTAGAAAATTTTTAACACAGTTTATACGGATTCTTAGTAATTTTTCTGTCGAAACTGGTAGGGGTAAAAATGACTCGATAGATTTAAGAGCAGTGCCAGTGATGTACGGAGATCCGACAAGGCAAGTTGCCAATATAATTAGGAATAATAGCGAAAATGCTCTGCAATACACTCCTAGAATTGCGTGTTATGTGCGAGAATTAAATTATGATAGAGAAAGGATGCAAAATCCCTATCACATAGAGAAGCAACATCTTAAAGAAAGAGATGTAGATTCAGATGGAAATTACACAAATCAACTCGGAGCAGGGTACACTGTTGAAAAGGTCATGCCGTCGCCATTTAGACTAGAAGTGTCGGCCGATATTTGGAGTTCAAATACGGACCAAAAATTACAGATTATGGAGCAAATTTTATACCTTTTCAATCCTGATTTTGAAATACAGAAAACTGACAATTATATAGACTGGACATCACTAAGTTATGTGGAACTTACTGGAATCACATTCAGCAGTAGAACCATACCAGTTGGTGCAGATTCAGAAATTGATATTGCCACTCTTACATTCTCAATGCCTATCTGGCTTTCGCCGCCTGTGAA